ATGCCTTCATCGCGCGTGGCGCCGACCTTGCGGTAGACCACCAGCGGCGCGGCCACGTCTTGCGCGGCGACGCCGCCATAGATGCGGCTGCCCACCAACGCGGTGACGCCCGCCGCACCGGTCAGCAGCGACTCGACGATCTGCTCGGCGCGCATCTAGCCCGCCTTGCCGCTGCGCTGCAGCCGCTGCAGGCGGCGCGCGATGTAGGTGTCCATCGCCAGGCCGATGCGGCCCTGCGTCTGCGCCAGCGCGTTGGCCATGTACCGCACGGGCCGCGCGCCGGGGTGGAACACCTGAGTGCGCACACGGCCGCCGAAGGCGACCGCCTGCCCAAACACGCGCGTGCGCGGAATCCAGTGCGGCCGGGTGCCACGCTCGACGAAGGCGGCATAGAACGCGGCGTTGTAGCTGCCGTCGGCGTTCTTGTAGGCGTCTTTCGTGGCGCGCCCCTTGCGATAGACGGTGTACCGGCTGCCAGCAAAGACGAAGCCCTCGACGTCATCGCCGCGCAGCTTGGTGCGCACGCGCACGGACTCGCGCAGCTGGCCGCTGCGACCGCGCGGCGCGGTGGCGCGCGCGGTCTTGGCCACCACCTGCCCGGCGGCGTTGATGGCGCCGCGGCGCACGCTGCGCGCGACGCGCGGGTCAGACAGCGCCGCAAGCAGGCGCTCCAGATCGGGGTCGATCTGGACGCGCGCCTCGGCGCTGAGGACGTGACGCTCAGCCAACGCGGGTCTCCACGCACTGCAGGTGCAACTCGACACCGCGTCCGCCGACATCGATCGGCGGCGCGGCGATCTGGAACACGCGGCCGCGGTAGATCACGCGCCACTTGGCGGTGATGTCGGCGCGGTAGCGCAGGCGGAAGCGGACCGTGATCTCGCTGTTGACCTGCTGCGCCAGCAGCAGCTCGCGACCACTGAGCGGCTCGAACGCCGCCCACACGGTGGCGACGTCTGCCCAGGCCTTTTTCACGTCGCTGTAGGCCGCGCCGCGCGTCTCCGCAGGGGCCTGCAGGGTGACGCGCTCCGAGAGCTTGCCGGCGGCGAGCATCAGACCCCCGGCACCACGAACTTGTCGAGCAGGCCGTGATAGAACGCGCGCGGCAGCTCGGTGATGGACTTTTCGACACCGGCCTCGCGCTGCGCGTACAGCACGCCGACCGTGAGCAGCAGCCAGGCCTTGAGGCTGGCGGGCACGTCGGCCGCGCCGGGGCCGAAGCCGGCGGTGTAGATGACCTCGACGCCGTTGGGCTGGTCCCACGTGGCGGGCCAGGCGTAGCCGGCGGCGGGGAACAGCCAGTTGGCGTAGTCGCTGCTGGCGTCGAGCGTGTAGCTGGCGGGGCTGAGCACCTGCCAGGCGCCGGCCGGGTCGCGGTAGCGCACCTGGCTGACGGCGAGCACGCGGCCCATGCGCAGGCGCAGCGCCTCCGGGAAGCTGTCTTCGGTCAGCGCCCAGGTGGTGGTGATGAAGCTGCGGTGCGTGCGGTGCTCAGCTTCCTCGCGCGCGGCGGCGATGAGCGTGCCGATGAGGGCGTCATCCTCGGCACCGTCGACACGCAGATGCAGCTTGGCCTCGGCGAGCGATACGGGCTCGATGGCGGGCTGGCCAGTGCGGCGAAGGGGCATGGCGGACGATCCTCAGAAGCGACGGGTACTGCCGGTGCGCGGGCGCGCGGCGTTGCCGGTGGCCGGGCGCGATGACGGCGCCTGACCGGGGCGGGCGCCGAGCGTGATGCGCGGCGGGTGGCCGGCGCCGGGGGGGGCGACGCTAAGCGCGTTGCTGTACACCAGCCCCGCCTCCACCCCCGCCACCAGGTACCCGCCGCCCTCGGCGAGCAGCACGCGGGTGCGGCTGAGGCCAGCGTCGCGGCCGGTGACGGTGAAGCTGCCGGCGGCGGCGGGCAGGACGTGGCCCTGCAGCAGCTCGGCGGGCTGGCCGGTGACCACGAACGGGCCGGGCTCGCACAGCAGGCGGCGCGCAAAGCGCAGCGCGGCGTCACTGCCGGTGACGGCGAAGCTGCCGGCGTCGGCCGCGAGCGTGCGGCCGGCGGTGCGGGTGAGCGTGGCGTCATTGCCGGTGACGGCGAAGCTGCTGGCATCGGCCACCAGCCGGCGCGCGCCGATCAGGGCGGTGTCTTGCCCGGCGACGGTGAAGCTGCCGGCCTCGGCGAGCAGCGTGCGGGCGCTGGTCTTGATCAGCGCGGCGTCATTGCCGCTGACGGCGAAGCTGCCGGCCTCGCACACCAGGCGGCGCGCAGCGCGCAGCGCGGTGTCGAGTCCGCCGAGGGTGAAGCTGCCGGCATCGGCCGCCAGCCGATGTGACTGCAGCAGCCCGGCGTCGACGCCACCGAGGGCGAAGCTGCCGCTGTCACAGCCGAGGCGGCGGCCGCGCAGCAGGCCGGCGTCCTGCCCGGTGACGGCAAAGCTGCCGGCGTCGGCGCCGAGCGTGCGGGCGCTGACGCGGCTGAGCGTGGCGTCATTGCCGGTGACTGCGAAGCTGCCGGTGTCGGCCGCGATGGAGCGGTCGACCAGCATCTCTTCGCCGGTGATGATGAAGCTGCCGGGCGCGGCGGCGAGCGTGCGCGCGGGCTGGTACAGCAGGTTGGCGTCCTGCCCGCCGAGGGTGAAGCTGCCGGCGTCGCACGCGATGCGGCGCGGCCACAGCAGGCCGGCATCGAAGCCCTGCAGCGTGAAGGTGCCGGGCGTGGGCGTCAGCGTGTTGCTGACGTTGGCGTCACTGGCCCCGAGCTGGCTCTCCCCGATGAAGCTGGCCGACGAGCCGACCACCAGGCCGACCGCGGCGGCGTAGCTGGTGGGCAGCGCGGTGACACGCAGCAGCGCGGCGGCGCTGTCGACAGTGATGGTGCCGTCACTGACACGGCAACGGAACACCGCGCCGCTGTCAGCGCCGCGGGCCAGCGTGCCCGTGGTGTAGCTGCTGCTGGTGGCGCCGCCGATGTTGGCCCAGGCGCCGCCGAAGGGGTCGATCCGCTGCCACTGGTAGCTGGTGGCGCCGGTGGCGGTGACGCTGAAGGTGGCGGTACCGCCGGCGGCGGCGGTTTGGTCGGTAGGCTCGGCGGTGATGACCGGGCCGCTCTCCCCCGACAAGAAAACCGACACCGCGAAGAAATCGCCAGTGGCCGACGACGTGACGCCGCGGCCGGTGAGACTGGTGCCGGTGCCGGCGACGTCCTCATCGGCCAGCAGGTGCGCGATGTCGGCCGTGGTGCCGTTGCGCCGCGCGGTCAGCGCGCCGGCCGGCGTGAGCGTCAGCGTGCGGCCCTGATACTCGATCACGACGCCGACCAGCTTGCCGGCCGCGGTGTTGGTCACCGCCGGCAGCGGCGGCGCGGCACTGCTCACCCCGGCCGCCTGCGCCGATACGTTCACGGGCGGCGAGCCGGGGCTGGAATACGCCACCGCGAACGCCATGCCGACCGCGGTGTTGGCCGTCTCGGTCAGCGTGTAGTCGGCCGGCTCACTCGCGGCGACCTTGCCGTACACGCGGTAGCCGCCGCCATAGATGTTGTTGTTGACCGAGTGCAGCAGCGTGAAGCCGGCCGGCGCCGCATTGCCGACGCCCGACGACGGGCGCGAACCGCAGACGACGATGATGTAGTCGCCATCGACTACACCGGCCGGCAGCGGCAGCGAGACCGAGCCGTTGCCGTTGGCCGGCACTGAGACCGGGCCGGAGACCGCGCGGAACTCAGGATTGGCCATGCGGCTTCTCCAGGTACCAGCGAGCGCGCGACTCGGGGTCGAGCTGCGCGGCGCTGGCGGCGGCAAACCAGCACTCCCACACGCAGTCGGTGACGGCCTCGATCTCGTGCCAGGTGTCGGCGCGGATCAGCACCTTGGCTGGCACAAGCATCTCGATCACGCCTTCGTCACTGCCATCCTCGCGGCGCCAGTGCACGCGCGCCTGGCCGCTGACAAGATTGCCCACATGATCGATGTAGTGCGCGTGGCCCTTGTGTCGCTGCCCGGCGGCCAGGTCAATCGGGCGGACCATGAACGCGGAGTCGGGCGTCAGATACGTGCCGTCGCTGGCAAAGCCGCCGCGGTAGAGGTCGGCGTTGCTGCGGTCGATGATGAGCTGGCGCATGTGCTACTCCGGCCGCACCAGGAAGACCGACTTGTCGCTGCCAGGCACCCAGGCCAGGCAGTTGATGCTCGGCACGTAGAACAGCCCGGTGTAGTGATCGACGCCGCCCCCGCTGGCCGGCGTGTAGGCGGGCAGCGTGGCGCCGGTCACCGCCACCGTGCTGAACACCCAGGTGCCGGTCTTGGGGTTGGCTGGCGCCACCAGGCGCGTGAGCGTGTTGCCGCCCCCGGTGGGCAGCCAGTAATAGCCGCCGCTGCCGAAGCGGGCGAAGCGATTGGCTGGCGACGGTTGCGTGCCGCTGCTGGTCAGCGCGATCCACCCAGCCGCAGGCACGTCGGGGTCGATGGCATAGAGGCCGCTGGCGCCACACTGGCGCACGATCAGGCCGCCATGCAAGAAGCAGCGGAACGCGCCAGCAATGGCGCCGGGCGGGAAGCCAAAGCCACCGATGCTCTTGATCTGCCAGTCCGCAGCGTCGAGGTACTCGACGATCTGGTAGCTGTGCGGGTTGTTCGGGATCAGCCAGTAGCGGTTACGCGTTGCGTCCCACAGCGCATCAACCTCGCCGTTGCTCATGGTGGTGAAGGCGCCGGCGGACTGCCGCGACCACAGCCGCGTGGCCATGTCGAAACGGTGTACCCGCGGCGAGGCGTTGGCGCCGGTGCCCACCGCGCTGCGGCCGATGTAGAGCACGGAGCCCTGTGCGCCCAGCGCAGCCGGCACCAGCTGCGCATACGGATGCGCAGGGGCGGGCACTTCGGTGTAGCCGGTGATCTCCCACCACGGTGCACCACTCAGCTCGCCATCGCTGTAGCTGTGCGGCGTGGTCGGCTTGCGAGGCGCGCCGTTGGCGTTGTCGCGCCGCGACCAGGTGGCGGTGGCGAAGTCGAACAACAGCGCGCCGGTGTTGTCGGGGTGGTTGTGCCCGCCGCTGCCGGCGATCACATAGGCGCCGCCGTCAGACCACTGCGGCAGCAGCGTGCCGCCGCCGTAGGAGCCGAAGCAGCCGTAGTCCCAGGCGCCCGTGGTCCAACCTTCTGCGGTGGGGGCGACATCCATCGCATCGTTCGTGCCGATCGCCACCGCCTGACCGACCGCGGGCAGGCTGTACGGCGGCGTCCAGCCGAAGTCGGGCCCGCTGGCCCCGCCGCGGTTGGTCCGGTGCGTGATGCGCCCGGGCATCTCAGCACCACTCGATGCTGACGAACTCCGTGACCCACTCGTTCGCAGCGTTGGCGACGCTGAACGTGGCCTGAATGCTGAGCACGCAGTCGGCGGCGTCGCTGTCGACCGCGGCGCTGCCGGCGATCGGGTTGATGTTGCTGGCCGTGCTCCACGCGTCGCCCCGGCCTGTGGCGGGCGCGGTCTTGGTGGCGATGATCCCCATCGCGGCCACGCCGGTCAGCGCCTGGTCGTTGTTGGCCTGCGCCGTGAGGTTGAGGTCGAGCGCCCACGGGCTGCGGTCGGTGTCGGCCGCGCCAGCGCCGCTGATGTCGCTGAACAGCGTGGTGCCGCCGTAGGCGACCGCCAGCCGCACCGTGGGCGTGCCGCTGTTGATCAGGAAGTTGCCGCCGGCGCGGATGCGCAGGTTGCGGCCGGCCAGCAGCAGGCCGTTGGGAATGGTGACGCCGCCACCGGCGCGGTTGAGCAGCTCGATCGCGCTGGCGGTGTTGTTGACCGTATCGACCGCGGTCTGCATGTAGATGCAGATGGGGCCGCCGTCGCGCACCACGCGCAGATCGGTGATCTGGTCATTGCTGAGGGTGGTGTCGTTGGCGGGCACCCACAGGGCGGCGAGCGTGACGTCACCGGCGCTGCGGGCGGGCGGCTTGGGCGCGGCGGCCGCGGTGCCGGCGCGCACGGCGAGCGCACCGGCGCTGTTGACCACCACAAGGTCGATCCGCGGATGCGTGGCGTTGGCCGCGCCGACTGCGAGGCTGGCGTTGGCAGCCACGCCCCGCATGGCCCGGTTGCTGAGGACCGTGCCCTTGCTGACCTGCACGGTCATGTTGGGCGTGCCCTGCGCGCTGACTACGCAGCCGGCGAGCACGCAGGTGCTGCCGCTGATGCCGTCCATGATCGCGTCCAGGTACTCCTGGAACAGGATGGACTGGACGTCGTTCTGGCCTTCGCCTTTGTCGGGGAGGGTCAGCGGCATCAGACGCCTCCGCGCGGGGCGAGCAGGTCAAGCCGCCAGCGGCGCAGCTCACGCTTGTCGACCACCGCGATACGCACGCCGCGCCGCTGCAGCAGCGCGCAGGTGGCTTCGATGTTGCCGTAGCGGCGATCGAGCGCGGCACGGGTGCGGCACACGGCGGCGCGGGCGGCAGCGGTCATGGACACCGACTGCGCAGCCTTGCCGCGCGGGCCGCGCTCGGCCAGCAGGCCGGCGGTCACTGCTTGCGGCACAGAGCGACTCGATCGGCGCGGCCGAGCACGCCGAAGTAGCTGCCGCCGGTCTCGGCGCGGCCGACCGTGGGATCGCACGGCGAGCCGACCGGCGCGCGTTCCGCGGCGGCCTGCGTGGCACGCTGGCCGTTGAGCCAGGCGAACGTCGGGCGATCGGCGCGGGTGAGGTTGGGCGCGACCGTCCAGACCTCTGCCGGCGGCGGCGGCGGTGGCGGCGGCAGCGGCGGCGGCGGAGCCACGGGCGCCGGCGCGGCCAGGCCGGCGCGCAGGTCGGTGAGCATGGCTCGGCACAGCGCGGCGGCGTAGCCGGCGTTGTCGATCATCTGCTGGCAGGGCGTGCCGCGCGCCTGGTCGAACTGCGCCAGCAGCGTGCGGCGGTCAGCCTCAGCAATGCGCTCCGCCTGCGCGACCCGCAAGCCAACGTCGATGCCGGTGCGCGCGATGTCGGTGCGGTGCATGGTGCGGCCGTGGCCGGTCCACGCCTTGCCGTCCCAGCAGTACCACCACCAGTAGGCGCCGTCGGCATGCAGGCGCACGCCGCCCATGCGGGCCGCGGGATCGCCGCTGTACGGGTAGCAGGCGGGCGCGGCCTGCGCCAGCGCGAGCAGCGGCGCCAGCAGCAGCAGGGCGAGCAGCGCGCGCACGGCTACTCCGCCTTGGCTTCGGCGACCAGGCGCTTGCCGCCGAGCGTGTGGGCGAGCGTACCGAGCAGCTTCTTGCGCTGCGCGTAGTCGGGGCCGCGCAGATCCTTGAGCTGGGCGCTCAGCTCGCGCTGGCGGGCGAGCAGCGGCTGCAGCTGCTCGTTGATGCGCTTGCCTTCGGCGATCAGCGGGGCGGCTTGCGCATCGGCAGCGGCGACTTGCGACTGCGTCTGGTCGTAGGCGGCTTGCAGCAGGGCTTGGGCGTCGTTCATGGTCAGACCACCGAGTAGAGGCCGTTGGTGCCGTCGAAATCGAGCGTGAAGGTCTCGGCGGCGGCGAGGGTGACGTCGGAGCCGTAGTCGTACCGGCAGATGAGCGGATCGGCCGGCGAGGTGGGGTCATCGTTGTAGAGCACCACGTGCCGGAACGTGGCCACCGCACCCGAGGCGGTGAGCACCAGGTCGGTGAGGATGAGACGGTAGGTGCCGGCACTCTGCGACGAGCTGGCGACGGCGACCACGCGCGCGCTGAGGTTGGTGTAGGCGATCTGCGTGAGATCGGCGAGCACGCTGTTGGTGGCCACCGGCGCCGCGGCGTTGGTGGTGAGCGCGACCGTCGGCGTGCAGGTGGCATCCGACGAGAAGTTGTGGACGCCCTCGTTCAGATGCTCGACGAAGGCGTTGAATTTGCCGAAGGTGGCCATCTACTTCTCCGTGGATGCCGGCAGCTGAACGCCCGGCGGCGTGTTGATGAGTTCGTTGACGTCGCGCGCGATCAGGCGCACGCCGCTGTTGAGCAGAAGCGGCATGCCCTTGAGCACGTCGCCGGCGCCGTTGACCCACACGACGTTGATCTCCGAGCCGTCATGCAGGCGAATCGACAGGATGTGGCCATTGGCCATGACCTGCGCGACTCGCTTGCCGGCCATGCGGAGGGTGAGGTCCATGCGACCGCCAAAAAGAAAAGCCGCCGGCATCGGGGGACGCCGGCGGCAAAGACAACCACCCCAAGGAGACAGAGGGAGAGGGGCGAGGCGGTTGCGCTGCGAAGATGGCCGCGCGGGGCGCGGCGGGGGTTACTGCTGCTTGTTCTCGGGCGCCGCGCCCCGGCTCTTGCTCGAGCGGGGCGCGGCGGCGTCTTTGGCCCAACCTTCAGCAGTGGCGACGCGCACGAGGTCTGCGTCGTCGGTTTCGATTTCCTGCCCAGCCTCGTATTTGCGCACGGCGTGGCCGCCGTGGGCGAACAGGAAGTCGGCCACCACCTTGAGCTTGACCATGGACGCGCCCCGATCAGGTGGTGCTGATGCGCAGCAGCTTGATGGCCTGCGTGTTGCGCAGCCGGCCACCGACGCGCTTGCGGAGGTAGAACTGGACGAAGCCCGGCAGGGTGATCTCGTCACGCGTCATGCGCATGCCGACGCGATCGCAGATCAGGTAGCCCTCGCGGAAGTCACCGAACGCCAGCGGGAAGGCGTTGGCCGCGACCGCCGGCATGTCTTCCGCCTCCGTGATGCCGTAGCCGAGGAAGGTCTCGGGCTGGCCCGCGACGAGCGACGGCTGCCACAGGTACTGGTTGGTCGTGTCCTTGTACTTGCGCAGCGCCGACAGCAGCAGCTTGCTGGTGACCCAGCGCGCGTTGGTGCGGTAGCGGGCACGCAGCGCGTACACCAGGTCGTAGAACACATCGGCGCTGGTGGGCAGCGCAGCGGCCTGGCCGGAGGGGATGTACTGCAGCGTGCCGAAGGCGCGTGCGGCATCGGCGGTGACGACCGGCGCCGGGCCGGCCAGGAAGCCGGTCGGGCGGTTGGTGCCGTTGCCACTGACGAAGGCAGCACCCTCGCCTTGAGCAATGGCCTCGGCAGCCGACATGATCAGCCAGTTCTCGACGTCGAAGAACAGATCGTCAAGCGACTCTTCCGACGCACGCGGGCGGGCGGAGGCAGTGCCGAACGTGGGCGCGACTTCGGCCAGGTCGGGCGTGTTGGTCTGGCTGCGGGTGCCGGCCTCGCCGACCCACTCGAACGCGGCGCCGTTGACGTCGAACAGCTCCTTGTAGTCGGGGCTGCCGACGGTGCGCACCGTGGCGATCTGGCGAATCGGGCTGATGTCGACCGACAGGCGGGCGATGGCGGCAGCGATTTCTTCGGGCAGCGCGAATCCGCCGGCAGAGCCGGTGGTGGTGACGGTCTGCACGGCACGGGTCTCGAAGCCGTCGTCGTCACCGAACGCCTTGGCCTCGACAGCACGCAGCGCCTTCTGCTTCTGCTGCAGCACCGAGCGGCGCTCCGGGTCCTGCGGGTTGCGCACCCAGTGCAGGAACGCCTGCTTGTAGGCGATGGACTCGGGCGAGCCTTTCTCGTCACCGGCCGGCCGCACGCCGGGGCGCGCGAGCTTGCCTTCGAGCTTTTCGATGGACGCCTTGACGGCGCTCAGATCGTCCAGCGCCTTGTCCATGTTGGCGAGCTTGGTGTCGATCAGCGGATCGGCGTGGCCCTTGGCCTTGAGTTGTTCCAGCCGCTGATCGTTGGTCTTCTTGTATTCCTCGAAGGCCGTGCCGAGCTTGCCGATGACGTCGGTCAGCGCCTTGAGGTCGGGCGCCTCGCGCTTCTCGTAGGCGCCGGCCACGGCCAGCGCCGACTGCTTCGCGCGAAACGCGGCGAAGTCTTTATGCATGCGGTTCATGTGAACTCCGATCAGGAAGTGAGGGAATGAAGCAGCCGTTCGGCTGACTTGATTGCCTGCGCGGTCGATTGCGCGGACTCGCTCCGCTCTTCTCCCAGACGCATGACGCGCGACACGAAGGTCGTCGCGTCGGCCTTGCTGAACCCGGCATCACGCAGGATCCGCTCGGCGTCTTTCGGTGCGCAGATTTCATCCGCGCTCTTGACTTGGGTGACCCGCGCCTTGCCGTTGGCCGGGAAGGTGACGAGAGAGACTTCCCAGAGGTCGATCTCTGTCAGCGTGCGGACATCGCTCTCACGGTCGTAGGCCCACTGCTTGGACATGAAGCCGATCGACAGGCCGTTGAGCGCGCCCATCTTGAGCAGCGCGTGCGACTCCTTGCCGCGCACGGTGTCGAGCGCGAGCTTGCCAACCACGCGCAGCCCCTTGTCGTCCTCGACCATCGAGGTCCAGACGCCGATCGGCTCGCCGGCGTCGTGCTGCCAGAGCATCGCGGGCATGGTGCCAGCGGCCTTGTGCGCACGCAGGCTGGCCTCGAACGCACCCTTGGCGATGGTGTCGCTGTAGGCGTCGACCACGTCGAACACAGAGCCGTAGCCCTCGACCGTGCCGTCATCGCCGGCGGCTTTGATCTGCAGCGCGAACGCGAGATGCTGGCGGGCGGGGCCGCCGTCGCGGCACTCAGGCGCGCGGCGCGGCATCGTCTTGGCCATCGTCGTCGCCTTGATCGTCGTCTTGTGCATCGTCGTCCGTCCCTTGCTGGCCGCCTCCCATGTTGAGCGGCGTCAGCGGTTCATCGAGGCCAGGCAGCGGATCCTTGCCCTCTTCGTCGCGCAGTTCGTTGCGGGTGTAGATGCCCATCTCGGCCATGGTGCGCGCCCACTGCGCGCGGTCGGTCATCGAGCCGGCCGTGAGGTAGCGCGTATCGAACTCGGCGAACAGCGGGCCGGAACCATCGAGCAGCATCTCGTCGACGCGCTGGGTCCAGGCGGCATGCCAGGGCGCCAGCGTGTGCTTGAGGTGCGCGCTGAAGAACGCCTCGCTGCTGGCGAACGTGGCGGCCTTGTCGCTGTGACCGACCATGATCGGGAACACGCCATAGGCGCGGCAGATCTCTTCGATCTGCAGTCGGCGGGTTTCGACATGCTGCGCGTCGACGCTCGTCATCGCGGTGGGCGTGAACTTGGCGTTGCGGTCCATGACGAAGACGGCGCCGGCCTTGTCGACGCCGGTCATCATGGCCTTCAGGTGGTTGCGTAGCGCGTCGTACTGATCGGCGTTGAGCGTGCCCTCGACTGAGTAAATGCCGCTGGGGCGCACACCGTTCTCGTGTATGGACTCCTGGCTGCGCTGCGCGGCGATGGCCAGACCGATCGCACTGCGCGCCAGTGCCAGCGCGTTCAGCGGCTTGAGGACTTCCCACTGCAGGTTGGGCAGAAGAAACACCTGATCGGGCGTGAACAGTCCAATCTCGCCCCACTTGTCCCAGACGCGATAGCGCAGTTCCCAGCGGTTCAGTTCCTCGATTTGCCAGCAACCGGGCGTGACGGGCAGCAGTTCACGCACGCGACCGTTGTCGCCGCGCACCTTGATTGACAGCCCGGCGCCGGTGAGCGCCGCATGCGTGGTCATCATCCGGCGCCATTCGAACGAGGTTTGCCACTCGTTCGGCCGCCGACTGAGCAGGCGGTACTCCGGGATGTTGCTGGCGAGCTGGCGCGTGCCGTCGCGCAGCTCCCGGTACACGCGCAGGCGCGGCGTGGCGCAGCCTTCGGCGATGACCTTGACGCAGGCGAGCACCGTGGCCACCTGCAGCGCCGTCTTTTCGGTCACGCCGACGCCGGCGACGTAGCCGCCGCCGTGGCTATCGATCAGCGCGGCAAGCTGGTCGTAGGTCAGCTGCGTGGCCTTGCGGCTGAACAGGCCGCGGACGGAGGTCCAGAGGCTCACGGCGTTACACCCATCATCGTCATGCCGTGGCTTCCCAGAATGAGCGCCCTTGCACCGGCGCACTGATCGCCGCCCCGCACGCCATCACGTGCGCGACGATGCCGTCAATGCGGCCGGTGGCGCGCGATTTGTCGAGCTTGCGGTTGCCGGCAGGGTCGGCCGTGAGCACGGCGTTGGCGGCACACCAGGTGAGTACCGGGTTGCCGTCGTGCCGCAGCTCGTCATTGAGCAGCTGGCGCTCGAACTCGCTGACCGCGGGCGCCATGTCCTTAAACCCCTGGCCGAACTCGACCAGCGGCAGATCGATGCCTTCTTCCGCCGCGAGTTGCTGCAGCGCCTTCATTCCCCAGCGGTCGTAGGCGATGCGCTGGACGTCGTACGTGGCCTTGATCTCAGCCACGCGGGCGAGCACGGCGCGGATGCTGATGGCGCGGCCGGGCAGGGTCTCGATGTGGCCGGCGTCGCGCCAGGCAACGTAGGGCACGCGGTCGCGGTCGCCTTTGTCGTGCAGCCCGTCGCCGGGCAGCCAGAAGTGCGTGACCAGGCGCCAGTGCGGGTCGGCCGGGGTGGGCTCGAACCGCAGCGCGAGTGCAGTGAGGTCTTGCGTGGCGCCGAGATCGAGCGCAGCCCAGCAGCGGCGGCCGCGCAGGGTGTCGACATCAATCGACTCGCGTGCGCGCAGCCACACGGCGCCAGAGAGCCACGGCGCGGCGGCTTCGGTCCACTGGCAGAAGTTGAGCCGCTTGACGATGGACTCTTTGCTGGGCATCCCGCGCGCGGTGGTGACCTGCTCGCGCAGGTACTTCAGCGTGGGCAGCCCGTGCGCGAGGCTGGGGTTGGCCTTGTGCCAGCAGCGTTCGTCGCGGAACGGGTCGTCGCCGTCATCGAGCGCGCAGACGAAGCTGAAGAAGGCGTCGTCGATGAGCTGTTGCGCAGCGACCTTGCGGCCGTACTCGTGGTACTGCCAGCAGACGCCGTGCTTGTCGGCGCCGCTGTTGGTGATCATGACGATGAGCGCCTGGCGCCGGCTCTTGGTGCCGGCGCGCAGCATCTCGACCACTGCGGGAGTGCGGTGTTCGTGGACTTCATCCACCAGCGCGACGTGCACGCGCGGGCCGCTTTGACCGTCATCAGCGCTGATCGGCCGGAAGAAACTCGACGTCTTGTGGTACGCGAGATTCCATTCGTTGCCGGCGCTCCCGCTCTTGACGATGCGGGCGCGCAGCGCAGGCGACTGATCGACCATCGCGACAGCGTCGCGAAAGAGGATCATGGCCTGGTCTTTCTTGGTGGCGGCGGCGTAGACCTCGGCACGCAGCTCGCCGTCGGCCACCAGGCCGTACAGGCCGATGCCGGCAGCCAGCGGACTCTTTCCGCTACCCTTGCCGGTCTCAATGTAGGCGACGCGGAAGCGCCGCGTGCCGTCGGCGCCGAGCCAGCCGAACAGCGAGCCGACGATGAACGCCTGCCACGGCAGCAGCTCGTAGGGCACGCCTTCGTACTCGCCGCCGTTGAGCCGCAGCACGTCGCGAAAGAAACCTAGCGCGCGCGCGGCGGCGGCCTTGTCCCAGCGCAGGCCACGGTCGGCGCCATGCGCAAGGTCATCGAGGTGCCGCTGGCAGGCGGCGCGAACGGCAGGACCGGCGATCACCTTGCCAGCGACCACGCGCCGCGCGTAGGCGGTGGCGGGGTCGGCGGCGCGCTTAGAAGTAGCCGGCGGCACGGTCTTCAGCAGGGAACAGCTCAGCCTGCGGATTGACCGCGACCCGCGCCCGCGCGGCCGGCGACATGCCAAACTCGCGCAGCACGGCCATGGACTGTTTGAACGCCATCGACTGCACGATGAGCCACGGGTTGATCTGCTCAGCACGCTCGCGCGGCTGGCCGTCGGCATCGCTGGCCACGACCTTGCCGTACACAGGCTGCTCGGCAGCCTTGCGCGTGGCGTGGCGGAACTGCGCGATCGCCTCGCACCCGGCCTCGAGCATGGGCACATCCACCACCGTGAGCAGACGCGAGCGGCGCAGCTGCGGCGCGAGCTGGTCCCACACGTCGCGCGCGGCGGGCGTGAGGTGCGACGGCGCGGTGAGGTCCGCCAGGTAGTCCGGGTCCGGCTCCTGCGACGGCGCTGCGCGCTTGCCGCGGTTGCCCTCGACCAGCTTCAGCGCGGTCGGCTTCGTCGGTCGACCTGCCATATAACCCCCAGTGCTTTACCCCTCCCCCTATCCATTCCGCGGCGCCACGCACGGAGT